GTGGGTTCCTGAGTATGCAGATATGTGCGGGGTAGATACCAGTCGCATTATCGTTATTGAAACCAGCATTATGGAAGAGGCATACCAAGCCGTCATTCAATTTGCGGAATCAAAGTCAGTAGATGCCATCGTTATTGACTCTTTGCCAGCATTATCTCCTGCACCAGAAATGGAAAAGGATATGAGCGAAGCGACTGTTGGACGTGGAGCATTGCTCACTAATAAGTTCTTCCGTGTTGTAGGAACAGCAATGAAGCGCTCACTTGTAGAAGATGAACGTCCAGTCCTTGGCCTTATCATCAACCAGTATCGTATGAAGATTGGCGTAATGCATGGAGACCCACGCACTACTCCTGGTGGAGAAGGAAAGAACTACGCCTTCTTTACTCGTTGTGAGGTAAAGCGTGATGAATGGATTGAGATTGGTTCTGGAACAAACAAGGTTCGTGTAGGACAACGCATCAAGGTTCGAACATTAAAGAACAAAACTGCACCACCACAACGACTTGCATACTTTGATTTTTACTTTGCAGAAGGCGGTGACTGTGCTCCTGGCGAATTTGATTTTGCTAAAGAAGTTGCAGCACTTGCAGTTGTAAAGAACATCATCCAACGTAAAGGTGGGTGGTATTACTTTGGTGACCGTAAGTGGCAGGGCATTGAACCTGTTATCCAAAGTATCCGTGAAGAGATTGAGTTAAAAGAAGAACTACAGAAATTAGTATTTGAAACTAATGACCTACCAATGGCGGAGGAAACAAATGCCTAAGAAATTTAATCTGACAGACCAAGCATGGGCTCACGACTTAGAGAAGGGTGTTGAGGATTACACAGACATGCTTATGGATGCTGTGTATGAAGGCACCGAGGATGAGATAACAGAGACAGTTTCTGGAGAACCTTTCTGTGGTTGTGCACAATGTTTTTGGCGTGAAACACTTTTCTACCTTGTTCCCCGTTTGCTGGAGGGCTACGAAGAGGGCAAGGTAGAACTTCTTGAAGAGTGAGGGTCAGAAACAATCCCAGAAGCATGAAAAACGACTTGCTAAAAAAGTTGGCGGTTCTAAGACCGCTGCTTCTGGGGCGTTCTGGTCTAGGAAAGGCGATGTTCGTTCACACGATTTACTCATAGAGCATAAGTGGACTGGCAAGAAATCATTTTCAATCAAGGCATTGGAAGTTGAGAAGATTGTTACAGAAGCAATCATTGACAGCAGAATGCCAGTGTTCGGGATTAGTCTAAACAACAAAAATTACGTATTATTAACCGAAGATGACTTTTTAGAAATGAGAGAGAAACTCCAATAATGGATGAGTCCCGCCACGCTTGGGTATACGAAGCACGTTGCCGAGGCAAAGACGAAACAACCCTTATTTTTTTTCCTCCCCGTGACAAGGAGCAATACAAGATTCTTGCAACACAAGCAAAGTCAATTTGTTTTGGTGAAGCAAGGCAAAACCCCTGCCCTGTTCGTAAAGAATGTCTTTGGGATGCAGTAGAAAGAGATGAGCCACATGGTATTTGGGGAGGGTTTTCTCATAGAGAAAGAAACGCCCTCATACGGAAGTGGCAAAAAAAATACAAGAAAAAGATGACACTCAAAGAGTTTATTCTCAGTAACGAGAGGGATAAAGCATGGTAGTAAAGAATGACCTACAGAAGTATTTAGATACTAAGAAAGCAGATACACGTCTTATAGGCCCTATTGAACGACATCTTCTTAAGAAGGCTCCAGGAGACCGCAGTACTACAGTCTTGCACCCATCAGAGATGATTAAGGCTGACTTCTGCCATAGATATTCTTATTACCTACTTACTGGTGGAGTAAAGAAGCAAGCAAATCCTAACCTGCGCTTGCAGAATATATTTGATGAGGGTCACTTCATCCATGCAAAGTGGCAGAATCGAATCTATGAGATGGGAAATATGTGGGGAGACTTTAAGTGTCAGAACTGCGGTGGAATTACTGCTGGTCTATCACCGCAGATATGTGAGCATTGCAAATGCGCCACACTTATCTATGATGAAGTGGCTCTTATAGATAACGACTTACGGATTGCTGGTCATACTGATGGTTGGGTAAAGGGGTTGGGTGATGACTTCTTGATTGAGATTAAGTCTATTGGTGAGGGCACACTCCGTTTTGAAGCGCCAGACTTACTTCGTGATGCTGACCATGACCTAAAGAAAGCATGGCGCAACATTCGTCGCCCATTACGTGGCCACTTGTTGCAGGGTCAGATGTACTTGGAACTTGCACGCCGTATGTACGGAGAAGATGCGCCAAAAGAAATCGTATTCTTATACGAATTAAAAATGGACCAAGACTATAAAGAGTTTACTGTTAAGGCTGACTATGACATGGTTGAACGCATCTTCTACAAGGCACAACAGATTAATGATGCAGTTGACGCTGGAGTTATGCCGAAGTGTAATATTGACTCTAGTGGCTGCAAGCAGTGTGACTTGATTGGAGATTAACTATGGAACTCTCACCAATGATGCAGAGTGGGATAGAACTTCCTAAACCTTCTTATGCTCAGGCAACTTTGCCACCAGACATTACTGAACTTAGTAGTGAACAGTTGGCTGAGATGTTTACTATCCTAACTGGATGGGCTGACTACATGTCATCTCAACTGGTACAGGCTCAGTTGGCTGAACGCAATGCGCTACGTAAGTCAGAGTTGGCAGAGAGCAGAGCATTGGTAAAACTAACTGCAGGAGCACCAAAAGGAACTACAGTATCTTTGATTAAGGCTCAAATTGATATTGACCCAGACATCTTAGATTTGCGAGATAAGTATGAAGAGAAGTACGCTTACCGTAAGATACTAGAGATGATGTTAAACAATCAAGAGCGAGACATTACCTTGGTATCTAGAGAGATAAGTCGTCGTTCACAAACAATGGGTAGAAGGGATTCGTTTATCGTATGAAAGAAGATAAATCTATTCTGCAAGAAGCAGAAGACTTGATTAACGGAGACCGTAACTATACCTACGACCACCCATTAGACAACTTCAACCGCATTAAAAAGGGTTGGGAAGTTATCTTTGACTGTGAACTTACAGAAGAACAAGTTGGGCTTGCAATGGTGTGGGTAAAAATTGCACGAGAGTCCTACATGCATAAACGAGATAACCTGACGGACGGGGCTGGATATCTTGGTACTGTTGAGATGGTCATTGAAGAAAGAAAACTCCGTGCCAACAAAACTGATTGATGGAAAACTTCCAATAGGAAATCCAGTGGCGATTGGCATTGACCAGTCACTTACTGGGTTTGCATTCTCTGCTGTAAGCACTATTGACCCAAGTCATCACCTTACTTGGGTGTACAAATCTCCGTACTTTGGTATTGAACGTCTTGTTGATATTCGTCAATGGCTAACAGAACATCTGGAGTATGTAGAAGAACAGGGTTGCATTATTCAAGACATTGCAATGGAAGGCACGGTCTTAGCCAGTCATGCTGCTCTGGTACTTGGTGAACTATCTGCTGTTGTTCGTATGACAATTCATGATTTCTTTGAAGATGGAGATGACCGTCGTTACCCCTTAAAAGTTCCGCCAATGACCTTAAAGAAGTATGCGTCAGGTAAAGGCAATGCCAAAAAACAAGAGATGCTCTTACAAATCTATAAGAGATGGAATGTAGAGTTTAATGACGATAATGCTGCGGATGCTTACGCTTTAGGGCGATTGTCTGCAGAATCCCATATTGATGCTGTAGAACTTGCTGTAGTAGAACAAATGAAAGATGCTAAATACCGAGACCAACCAAAGATTTAGCCTTACCCTTTAGTCCAGGAGCGGCACACAAAACGGAACCAAAGGACTAACAATTGAATAACACACCAGAAGTAGTATCTGCTGACGAACCGTTTCTACGAGTCAGTGCCTCGTCTAACCCACAAAGCGTAGCATCCGCTATTGCCCACGCAATCTACGATAAAAATGAAGTAAAACTTCGTGCCGTAGGTGCTGGAGCAGTAAATCAGGCGGTAAAAGCCATGGCAATCGCCAGCGGATACGTTGCTCCACGAGGAATGCGTATCTATAACATCCCTGGATTTACAACGATTGAGTCTCGTGATGGAGAAATTAGCGCCATCGTATTTAGCATTCACACGTTCTAATTCAGCCGTATCCTTGTATCAAGATTAAGGAGTCCCTATGGCAACTTGGACATCACTAGGACACGCTATGCGTCGTCGCATTGGCGCACCCTCCAACCACCACGAAGCGGCAGGAAAAAGCATGAGCAGAAATAACATGACACCAGAAGAAGTTCTCGCATCTGCAGAACACGCTAACAGCGCACGCAAGTACGTTGGTCAAGTAACAGGTGTGGCTAACATGAGTGGAGCACCTTTAAAGGGCACACTCATGCCAAAGAAGAACACACAAGCAGGAGACCCAGTAGGCGCTACTAAGGCAAACCGTCAGAATGTTTCTGCAGGAAATGCAGCACAGTCTGAGCGTATGGGTGCTCGTTACTCCGTTGGCGCACAGTTACCAGCAGTTCATTCAATTGAAGCAACAGCAACAATGATGAGCGCAAAGATTGTTCCTTCTGTTTCAGGAAAGAATGCACCAGATTTTAACTACGGGATGAATAACTCCTACTAAGATGGCACTATCATCATCACAGTTTGATGGTGCTTATGAACAGATGGCTAACAAGCCACGAGTTGACGCTCCATTATCATTAAGTACTAACACCACAGGTTCTGCTGCCAACGCTACAGCATGGAAAAATCAAAATCTTGGTGGTGGACGCCCTATGTCGTACTCACGACGTACTGCGGGAACTACTTATAAATTTGATGATGATACAAAGACCACTCTTCCAAGTTCCGATAAAGGGATGGGTCGCAATGAGTGATAACCGCCCAATAATTAGCGACAAACAGTTTGCTCACCTTCCTGGTGGCTCACGTGAAGTTGCTACAGGTAAAGCAGGTAAAGGTTCTGGATACTATGTATCACGTGACCCTCGTGTACCTGTAAATATGGGTGGTAGTCCAGAAGCAATTAGTGGTCTTACTGACCCTGCTGCAGTTAAAGCGCATATTGATGAAGTTAAAGGTGTGGCTGAAAAAGTTGTGCCAACTGGTTGGATGAAGGCTCGTGGCGCTACGTCAACAGAGAGTGCAAATGTTCATCAAGGAATTTGGCAAGACAAAGGCAAGACTTATTTAGATGTAACTGACCGCATTGGTGAACGTGCGTCTCGTTCTTCATTAGAGACAGCGTTAAGCCGTGGGATTAGTCAACGTCAACTCGGTGTGTATGCAGCAGGTGCTGGTAAAACTCTTACAACACATTTTGAAGATGAGAAGACAGGTAAAAAAACTGTTAACCCAGCAGCAGAGATGACTATTAAATACCTTCAACAACAACGTGAAGAGAGCAAACAGCGTAGAAAAGTAACGCCAGAAGATAAAGCAAAGGCGCTAGAAGCACTAAAGCAGGCCAAATAATGGCTGGTAGCGTAAATAACTTTTCTCCATCTCAGAACTGGCAATCGCTAGGTGGCGGTGGATTAAACGGATACAACAATCAAGGTGGTGCAGGTACTCCTGTAGCACGAGATGATATGGATGCATCTCGTATTGGTGTTGGCAGAGTTCCATCTGCGGAATACCCAGATGGCTACCTTGGTACTATCCGCTCACGTCGTGATGACCGTTTGTTGGATAGCATCAAGAATCGTGTTAACCAGAAGGCTTATCAGCGTGGTGTACATAAAGGTGAGCGTATTGAGCCATCTATGTACTACTGGCCTGAACAAGTTCACCCAATGATGGGAATTGAGCGCCAGATGAAGGCACGCCAAGTAAATATTAATGGTGGTGTTGTTTACCAATCTGAACGTAGCGCCCCACAAACTTCTCTTACACCAGCACCTCACCTTGTTAATGATGGTAAGGCAAACACACAGGCTAACCAACCTGGAACTATTGACGAACGCCGTAAAGCAATGATGGCTTACTTGAAACCAGCGTGGCGATAATGGCTAAATTTGGTATTGACCCACATGGTCGCTGGGATAAAAATATTGCTGAGGCTCAATTTGGTGAACATGTAAAAAATATTGTTAACAAGTACCGTGAAGCATCTCCAGAGTTTGCTAAAGGTGGGCACGAATGGTACGAAAAGGCTCATGAGACTGCTGCAAAACTTGGCGGTGGAGATGTACGACGTGGTGCAGGAATTATTGCGGCTTTATCTCCTCTAAGCGATTGGGATAGAAACGTTCGAGAAGCACACGAACTGACTAAGACAGGTACAGTTAAGAACGCTCTTCTTCCAGCAAATGTTGCAAAGGCTCAACGCATTCACGCAGGAGAAGACCCAGAATCTGTTCTTGGCGGAAATAAAGTTACTAACTTCTTCCATAATATTCACGACCCAAGTAATCCTGGACACGTAACAATTGACCGACACGCATACGACATTGCTTTAGGGCGTCCATTTATTGGGCAAGGTGGAAAATCTACAGGAGTTCCAAAAGAGACAACTAAACCAGGAAACATGTCTGAAGATTTAGGCTTAAGTTCATTAGGTCGTTACAAGCACTTTGTTCGTGCGTATCAACATGCTTCTGGTGAATTGGGCGTTGATTTGCCTCATCAAGTTCAGGCAACTACGTGGGTAACACATAGAGGTGCAGTCGGATGACGCAGTATGTAGATGGTCGTTACGACCACACAAAACCATGGGCGCAATTTCGTGCGCCAATCAACCCTGACGCTGTTGCTAAGAAGTACTCTTATTACGGCCCATGGGCAACTAACCAAGAACGCCTCACATCACAGGCTCTGATGGTTATGAACATTCCTGGTGCTGATATTCAAGCGATGGTTCGACCACCATTGCCACAGATTCAATTATTTCCATCCCGCTATGGTTACGGAGACCGCTCACAACCTGGCATTGATGACATTGTGACTATCGACAGAAATTACACAGAGCCACGAGTATCATGGTTCTCTGGCGGGGTTTCAGGTTACCAAGCAGCAGAGCGCAACGCACTAGGGAGTACATGATGGCTAATCAAGTTCCAGATAGAGGTGGAGACCCACGTCGTGGTGGTTTCTATAACCTTGCAGTTAATCGTCCAGGTACTGGAGATAAGGCGTGGCAAGTTGATGCGTGGCATGCAAGCAATGAACAGCATCTTGGTCAACATACTTACTGGGGTTCAAGCCGTGAAGATGCTATTGCAGATGCACACAAGCGCATGGCAGACAAAGGTCGCCTTACTCACGACGTAGAACCAAAGTATCAAAAGAAGTTTAGAAAGAGCAGGTCATATCTCTAATGGGAAAAAGTAACGCAGCAAATTGGGCAAACCGTTGGGCAAAAGGTGTACCTGACCGTGCCAATGACCCAAATCGTAAAATGACTCCTCACACTCCTTTGTCTGGCCGTGCTATGAAGACTTGGGAAAACGAAACCGTTACTGGCAATGACAATCCAAAATGGAAATGCGAAAATTGCGGTAACAAAGGCGCACAAGATTACGCTGGTCAAGGCCGTGTATGTGAGTCTTGCGCTTCAAATTTGGGGTTCTAATGGGATACGGCGATGGCGCAGAGACTATGGAGTGGCAGGCAAAACAAATTGCCCAAAACATTACTCAATATAATGGTTCTTCTCCATGTCCAACCTGTGGAGTGGTTATGAATCCAGTAGAATTTATCAGCAATAGAGGGCATTGCCTA